TTTAATTTGGTGAGATTATTCTTTATTTATATTCCTTTTTAATGCCTCCAGCAGTAGAATAAGTCTTAACTATATTATCTGGTTTATCTTTAAAATGTTTACTCATTACTTCTACATTTCTTATATCATCGTCTGAAAATCCTATACTAGGTTCCATTGGTATAAAGTTATTTGAAATGTCATTTTTAATAAATGCTCTTTTATTAAGTATTCCAGCCATTCCTTTTATATAGGACACAAATTCGTCCATAGCCCTAACCTTTAATTCTTCAGGGTTGGCGGCACTTCCTTCACCAAAAGTAACTGGATGATATTTGTTGAGTTCTAAATATGATTTAATTAAATCGTCATCACTCATGTCTTCCTCACCGATAAACGTCCTATATTTTTTTAGGTTCTTAATTAGTTGGTCTTTATCAATACCATTATACCCACTAACAATGTAATTGTAAACCGCTTGTTTTAATGTTTGAGGATTATGACCTCTTGCAGTAATAATTGAAAAAATTGACCCATTATTAATTGCTTCTCTAAAGTCACCAAATGCTGGTCCTTCTTTAGCTCTCATCGCATCAATCAAAAAATCTTTATCACCTGCAGTTCTAAAGTTTCTAAAAGGGTCTTCAGCAAAACCAACAATTGTTTCACCTTTATATTTAAAAGGATTTTTACCTAAATCATGTCTGTGTTCTGCAAAATCATCAGTACTCATACCAATTTCTTCACCATCTTCACTCCTTACTACAATTTTTGTTGGCATATGAACAATATTGTCATCCCAATCAAAAGCATAATATTTCATGTCTGGAGTTCCTTCTCCTTTAAATCCTTCTTTAATTTGTCTTTTCATACTTTGGCAATTAAAGGGGATACCGAAGTACCCCCGTTAAGTTTATTAGATATTTTCAAACGAAGCTCCTGTTGGAGTAATGAAGAACTCAATGTCAATGAATTCTAATGCCTTCGTTGGTTTTAAGTAGATTTTACCTACAAGTCTGTTAGCATCTAAATCTTCAGGTGTTGAAGATACAGTTACACGGAAATCGTATAAACCTCTATCTCTTCTGATTGAATCCAAGATAGGGTTAACACTATCTAAGAATTGTTGTCTAACGATTTGGTCGTTTTGTTCAAACAATAATCTTACCGCCACCGCTGAAATCAACTTACGAGCTTGAAGTAATAATCTTCTTACATTCAATCTGTTAAGTGCTGTGTCAGCAACTTGTAAAGTTTTGTTACCCCAAATTACAGTTCCAACATCAGAGAAAGTTGCGATAGGGTTGATTCTACCTTGATACAACGTATCTCTATCAGTTTGTGTAAGTTTTTGTCTAGCTTTGATTGAGTTTACAAGACCTCTTGTGTAACCCGCTGATGCGAACCAAGGGAATGAAATGTTGTCAGTCAATGCTAAGTTTCTACAAACCTCACCTGTTGGTGGTAAGTAAATTTGTGTATTGTTTACAGTATCCCTTGTTAAAATCCAAGGATAGTAAGTTGCGGTATAGTTAGAGTCAATTCCTGTACCATCCAAGTTATCAACCGCCTCTTGCGAGTAGATGACATCTTGTGGGTTAGTTGAGTCTGGTGTAAACATTTGATAGTCAGGAGTTGTACAGATATAAACTGAGTCAGCTCTTGAAAATTGTACCATATCTATAGCTTCTTCTACTAAGTTTGAGTTGTTAACATAATCAATACTTGAGGTTGCAAATACGTTAATGTTTGTTGATTCAGGATTTGCAAATGTTAAAATACCAAGTAAGTAAGCGTAGTAGTCGGTATTTGCAAAATCTTGTGTATTATTTTCAATTACGATTCTCTTAAATAAACCATCACCTGTTGCTGTTGGGTATCTTGAAGATGGTGCAGCACCTGCTAAATAACCTGAAGCCCCTAATTGGAATCTATCTTGGTTAGTTCTCCACTCTCTATAGATATCCCAACCGTCAAAGCCACCTGCAAAACATACTGTGTACTTTCTTGAGTAGATAAAGTAGTAAGGATTTTCTTGAGTTGCTGGGTCCTCTCTAAATTCTGCCACGCCACATTCAAACGCTGTTTCTCCACTTGACATTGAAGTTATTCCAATTGTTACAACTGTAGCTCCTGAGTCCATGTGGAAACCTTTACTTATTACGTTCCAACGTTGACCTTCAGCTAATGGATTTGAAACCCAATTTGATGGAGTTTGTTTACCTTTATAAGTTAAGAAAGATTCATCAATACCGAATTGACTTGAAAATCCTAAATAACTTCTTCTGACAATGTCACCTGCAGATTCAATTGTTCCTCCTCCCGCACCAGCACCAAATGGTGGGTTAGCAATAACTTCTCCAGGGAAATAGTATTTTGTTTTAAATTTAGGGTATGGTGAAGGATAAACGTTATAATCTTGATATTCTCTTTGAGTATAACCATAGAAACCACAAGGTAATGCATCAATTGGGTATTCGTCTGCCAATTGAATCATAACGTATTTTGATATTAACGCAAACTCTCCATTAGTAGAACCAATCTTTTTAGCCACAAAATTATTTGATGCTGGGTCCATGTTACAATTTGTAAACTTCTCAATAACAACAGGGTTTGAGTCTGTGTCAAAGAAATTTCTAATTAGTACATCAAAAGACATATTATTATATGATAAGTTAGCAATTGAAACTTTAATTTCAGTGTTTGCTGCGTCACCATCAGAAATTGATACAAATTTAAATAAATTATAAACTTTATTACCTCTTAATTCTGAAACTAAATAAGGTGTTTCAGGTGATTGATATCTTTCTACATTATAAGCAATTGATGAGGTATTTTCACTTCTAGCGTCAGGTAATGCAATTAATAAAGGATTTATTCCACGAATATAACCTTGATTATACGCATAATTTAAAGACGCTTGATAAGCTTCCTCAACATAAATTGGAACCTCAAATCTTGATTTACCAAAATTATCAACACCTAAAACTTTAGTGATATATTTTGCATCAGATGCTAATAAAGATGATTCTAATTCAAACGCAGTTCCCTCTTTAGTTAAACCTGATAAAGCAAATTGTGCATATGGTGATTTAGTAACTCCTGAATATTGTCCAGTTGTTATCATTTTTAAATTATTTGGAACCCAAGTATTATTATTATCATAATCAATACCAACTTGATAAACAGGTCCGTGATTAATACTTGAACTACTGTTCTCATATTGAGTAATACCTCTTGAACGAATCGTAGCGATTACCATGTTATTAAATTCAGAATATGCAGTTCCTGTAAAAGTATATGAATAACCTGTAATGGTACCTGTAAATGAACCTGAACCACCAGACACTAAATTAGAGACAGCATAATAGAATGAATAACCTGTATAATTGTTTGTTGTTGAATCATAATCTTCAAATTCAAAATTAGCATAATACCAACTATCGTTTGAACCTGAACTTAAATCGTTTTGAGTAAAATTGTTTATACAATCGTATGGGTTTCTAATAGTACTATAATCTCCAGTTACATTAAAATAATCTGATTCAGGAATTGCGCCATATACTACTGCGGTTGTTGCAGATGTTGCTGGTGAGTCCATAATAGAATCCAAATAAGTATTAAAGTCATCTTGTAATGTTGACGTTGAGCCATCTTGTAATCTATATTGTACATTTAAATCTATACTTACCTCTACAGGTAAAGACCCAGATACAAATGTAATTGTATTACCTGTTGAACTACCTGTAAATCCCGCAGAAAATGCAACGCCAACCGATGGGTCACCAATAGTTGTTGGGTCTACATTGGCGGTAACGTTAATAGTCCAAGAAGGACCTGCGTCATAACCTGATAAACCTAAAACTCTGGTTACAAACAATTGGTTAGATTGTTGTAAATATGATTTAGCAATGTAAGCCGCTTCATATTTTGGTATTTGAGTATTGTAAAACTTAACGGGTTCTGTTCCCCCGAAATAAGCTTGAAACTCATCATAATTTGTTATGAATACTGGTTCGAATGCTGGACCTTTTATTGTTTCTCCAACAAGACCTAAAGTCGTTACTCCCACACTTTGGGCTACGAATGATAAGTCGGTTTCAGATGTGTATACGCCTGGTGATACGAATACTTTTTGATTTGCTTGTGCTGTTGCCATTATTAAATTATTCTGTTACAGATTTATTTTATTGATAAATATTCAATATTATGTGAAAAAACTTTACTTTTGAGTAAGTATTTATAAACGGTAGGAATTAATTCTGCCTTTTTTCACACCATGAAAACAAAGAAAGAAATCAAGAACATAAAAATATCCCCTGAATCACACGATATCCTAAAAAAGTACTGTGATAAACGTGGAATAAAGATTTATAAGTTTTTAGAAAATTTAATTATTGAAAAGTGTAAAGAAAAAAAAGATATATACGGAGAAGATTAAACTAACTTATTATTGAAAGTTATTTTTGATTCTTGAGTATTATCATTTTTTGTAACTTCAATCCTTAAAATATCATTTGTTGTAATTTGAATTAATGAAACATCGCTACCATAATAATCATCATTAATGTAAACATCATAGGTATCAATATTATCGGTACCAACCAAAGACATGTTTGCTGTAAAATCAATCATATCAACTAAAGTGGTGTTACCCGAAACAAAAAGAAAATCAGAAGGAAACTCATCAGGATTTTTTGGAAATTTGTTGGCTCTTTGTTTTCTTGTTGTAGTATCTAATTCAATTAATTGTGTTATTCTTTGAATTGCTGGTTTAACTTCAAACTCATCTTCATCTATCAGATAACCCAACATTGTAAAATCATAAGTTTGAACGTAATATTTTCTTGCCTCCATGGTCATTTGAGATTCGTCTGAAACGTTATCTAAAATAATTGGAACATATTGACCCTTAATAAAGGTATATGCTTGTCTTGATGAGAATGTTTGCATAACAACTTTATTAAGTTGATTAAGTTCTCTCATTCTATTACAAATAATTTTAACACTATATTTGATATCAACAGGGACAGGTTGTGGGATTGTATAAATGTCCATACCTTGTTCATTACCATTCCAAGTTGGTACAGACGCATAATAAAATTGTTTTCTATTTGGAATTGTATATTGAAGTGATGGGTTTGTACCATACTTAACTTCTGGAGCTCTAACAACTGTAATAAATGGTGGTGAAGGATTATAATCTAAATCAACAAACTGCCACGTTTCTAAATACTGTGACCAGTTTTGTGTTGTAATAATAATATCCAACATTGGTACTATTTTACCTGCAGTAACAACCTCTAATTCAGTCTTAACAAAATCCAACATACCCCTATCCAAATCGGCATGTAACACTGACTTAGGCAAATAAGTCCCATCTTCTTTAATATATTCTAAAAGTTGTTCTCTTCTTTCAGATAAAACTTTTTTTGGTACTAAAGGTAAAGTTGGTTTAACTATGTTTTTAGGTAATGGCATTATTTTATTTTACAACAAATAGTTTATCTTTTGAGTTTATCATGTCAACTTCTTGTGCGCGATAAACAGGTTCTTCCGTATTTTTAAATACAAACGTGTCGTGTTTGTATGGGTTATAAGTTACAACTTTATCTGAAGAAGGTGATGGTATATTTTCACAAGGGTATTCACAATAATCTAATAACCTCCCAATAACAAAAGCATGAACGTTTTTTGATTTTTCCGAACGAACCCTTTCTTTACCACCTTTTCTAACTCTAAATTCAACATCACCCAATTTAACATAATCAGCATGCATAATCACTTTACTATCGTATGTTACCGAAAAAGTATGTTTGTGTAAATTATAATACACCATAACTTTTTTACCAATAAATAAAGAATCAAATTGTGATTCGGTAATTACAACTTTCATTAAATTCCTTTAAATTCGTTTTCACTAACATATGTTGCAACAACCGTTCTATAGAATGGTTTGTACCCCGCATATGTATGTTTATTGTCAGACCTTACGTATCCGTCATCACTAACCGTATAATATCTAACTCGGTCTTCTGTCTCATAATAACCAAGATAGTCACCCATGAATATCTCAACACCCAAATCATCAAGTTGTTTTTGATAAAGTGAAAATTTCATGTTACCAGGCTCTTGTTGTTCAACTCTAGAATTACCCAATAATTTATTGGTTGGTGCCATAACTTGAACAAGACCTTTTAATTCAACAGGGGCTAAGAATTGTACCCCATCTTCTAAAACTTCACCATATACACTATCGGTTTTTGTCTTATATCGGTCAATGCGATATAAAACAACGGTGAAATTCATATCACCTTCT